GTTTCTGGCGTACCCCACCTACGGGGCTAGCGAGCGAGGCATCGGGCTGGTCGCTCAGCATCGGCAGACGTAACTTCAGCTGCCCCCTACTACCTTGACGGTGGTGGAAGACCTTTAATTTAATTGTTATCCATTCCACCACTTGTGTAATGTCCCAACTGTCCAATAGGGCACTTACTAAAACCACGAAAGGGACAGTAATGAGCAACAGGAAACCAATCAGCGTAAAGGTGACTAGAGAGTCACTCATTGACGCACTTCGTAATGCACTTGCAGACCGCAAGGAAAGGCTGAAGAAGGGGAAAGCAGACCAAGAAGCACATGACAAAGCAGTTGAGGCTTGGCAAAAAGCGATAACTGCCTTCATCAAGACCGGCAAGGCAAAGGTGACACTTGTTACCCACTCAGCAGGCTGGCGTAATGAGCAAGAGAGTGTTTCAGTAACCATGGAAATACCGGCGAGCCTGCCGTTCCCCAAGGCACCAGATGCCGACAACTCTTGGACTCTTGGAACAGAGATTGAGGAGTTGGAGAACGCAATCGCTATCCTGCAAATGTCCGCAGAGGAGTATGTGAACGCTTCTACCTACAACGGAGTCGCAAGACTCATCAAGTAGCAGGTTTGCAGGGGTCAGTATGACATGGGCTGACCCCTGCTTCTGCCACTCTCACCAACTACTACAAGGAGAGATAATGAATCCATATGAAGCGGCCAAGCACTACATTGCTAGTGCAAAGCTGAATCTCGAGGGTGCGTTGACGTTGATAAACGAGCAAAGCCCTATGTCAGCATCGTCTGACATACAGAAAGCAGTATCCGATCTGTTTGAGGCGGCCATAGCACTTGGGCAGGCTTCAGAGAGCAATCGGTAAAGCCGGCTGGTTTGTTAATCATTCCACCACTTCACTAAGATGAAATCACCTACTACAAAGGAGACACTATGGGCGACAGAGCAGTAATCGGATTCCGTAAGACAAAGGAAGACCCCAATCCAATCTTTCTTTATTCTCATTGGGGTGGCTACAAGCGCAACGAAGATGTGCTGAATGCCATTCGGGAAGCAGAACCACGCTGGAGTGACACTTCCTATGCCACCCGAATCGCTATCTCACAGATAGTCGGAGAGGGCTGGACAAGCGAAATCGGGTTTGGGTTGAGCGCAGGTCACAACTCATACTGCACCCCTGACTACAATGAAATCATCATTGTTACTTGGGATGACAGAACTGTGGACATTGCTTCTGCAGATGATTCCAGAGAAACTATCCACCAAATCTCGTTCAGCAACTTTGCTGAATACTGTATGGTCTAGGGGGTTCGCCCCCTAGCCTACGGGCTCCACTCAATTGATATAGGATGAGGCCATGACAGAGGCAGAGCTTGAACGCCGAGTAATGGAGAAGGCATGTCAATTTGTCTTGTCCGATTATCCCAAAGATGTTGACATCATGGATATCCCGACACTGGTTGAATTTGCCGACCAGAGGGTTCTCATTTGGGAGCCCTTTGAAAGGCGTCCGGCTAACGTGGTTTCTGAGTATATTTGGCAACTATACGAGATGTATCTCGAACTCTTCAGAGAGTACAAGAGCAGCTAATCAGCAAAGGGGGAAATATGGAAGCGATTCCGATCGTCATGATGTGCATTGGGACATTCGTCCTAGGCATCATTCTCAGGGGAAAGTTCTGACCACTAGTCAGCAGTGACCTGGTAACCATTGGTATTAGAGCCCCGTTAGGACCTAAAAGGGCGGGGCTCGGGTTTCGTTATGCAACCGACCAGGTTCAGCCGCCTGTTCAGCTGCCTGGGAGGCCGCCCAGTAATTCTGGGAATATCAAAAATCCGTAATTAATACGACGGTGGTGGAAGAGCCTTGCCCATTGCGTTCTCTTGTCTCAGTAGATATGATTCAGTTGTATAAATACCCAACTATTAAAAGGGGAATACCAAATGCTCATCATTGATGCAAAGACAGGGACAGTCTTGGATTCGGATGATTGCTACGTCGTCAGCCAAAGCCAACTGGAGGAAGACGACTTGCAGGCGATCGAGTCTGGTTCAGATTCTGAGATTTCGGGCATTGCTCGCCGATTGGGTAAAAGCCTTTCAGAAATCGGTTCAACTACTGGTTGGGGAGATTTGACTTATGCAACATCAATCTCTTTCTCCCCACTTTCTTTACGAGAAGAAGCGTCTGTTTGGCTTGAATCCGGTTTGAGCCACCATGCGGTGGAGGATGAGGACATAGCCGAGGCTCTTGAATGGTGTGTCACTGTGGCAAATGAAGACGAGCTCAATCTGATTGGGCAAATCTGTGTTGCCGAAAATGACCTATGGGAGCCATACAGGGACACATTTATTGAAGTTCTATTGGAGACCTACCCCAAAATCAAAAATGGTTCGTTGTTAACCACTCCACCACTTGATTAAAGTCCACCTAAACCTACTACTGAGAGGAAAATATGGGTTACTACGTTGATACAGCACAGGTTAATTTCCGTCTACGGAAAGAGAACTATCAGAAGGCTTACGAAGCCATGTGCGCACTTAATGCCGACAACAGCATCAAGAGTGGTGGAAGTTACAGTTCTGGAACTGGCTTTGAGCGCAAGTGGTTCTCGTGGATGCCGGAGAACTATCCAGAGGTCTGTGAAGATGCAATTGCAATCATTCAGGAACTTGGGTTTGAAGTTATTGAAGACCAGGATGGAATTAACAGTCTTTACTACAGCAATAAGATTGGCGACGAGGCAAAGTTCTTCAGCGCAATCGCTCCATTTGTTGAAGAAGGGTCAACAATCTTCTGGCGTGGCGAAGATGGAGATATGTGGGCTTGGAAGTTTGATGGCAAGAAAATGACACAACACGGTGTCATCCTGCAGTTGTTGGACTGATTGCCATGCCTAATTGGGTCTTTACATCAGTTGAAATCGAGGGGCCTGCAGCTGAAGTTGATCGGTTCTATAGCGGTTTGAAGAAATCAGACAATAAAGAGGACTTTGAGATTCTCAACTCCTACTATCCAACTCCGGATGAGTTGATGACGAGAACTGCTGGTACCTACTCAGAGAACTACCCACCAAAGTGGGATGAGTTTCTTGCGTCTGGAATCATGTCGCAAGAGCAGTATGACGAATCCATCAGGTTGAACACTGAGGGTTATGAGTTAGACAAGCAGTGCATAGCAACATACGGTTACCCCAACTGGCTTCACTGGCAACGTGACAAGTGGGGAACGAAGTGGGGAGATGTCAGAACCTACATTGAAGAACCATCATTAGAGGCTGACGGAGAAACCAAAATCACTACAGGGCGATTTGAGACTGCTTGGGCTCCTGCGACAGAGGGATTCAAGGAGATATCTCGGCTCTTCCCTTCACTGAGATTTGAGTTCTACTACGCAGAGGAAGCAGACTTTCTTGCCGGCGCAGAGGTCATCAAGGGTGGAGAGGTTCTCTTTCAATCCTTCTATCAACCCATGGATGAGTTCGGTGACGCCCCAGAGGGGATTGACTACGATTCAAAGGAAATGGCCGACTGGCTTGAAGATTACGATAATTTCAGGATGCAAAGTCAGATAGAGATTGAGATTGAGGCAAGGAAATACGGAAGATGAAAAATAGCAAATCTTTAAAAATTAAAGAAGTAGCTGCAATTCTCGAGAGCAGCTATCACACAGAGGAAACTCTCGGACGTGACGCGATCATCAAGATGCTTCAGGACTTTGATTCTGGGAAGTTTGCTCCAGATATTGAGCAGTGGGGTATCTCTCAGGAGAAGTTACTCCAAGCTGTAAATCAAGTAATTGACAAACTCTGCAATGAAGACAGGCTCGATTCAAAAGGAAAAACTGAGTAATCCTTCCTTCGTTTCTTAGCCCCGTTGAGTGGGTTTCATTTAGCAACCCTCCTAGCCCCGTTTTGTCAGTTTCATTACGAAACCCTGATACACCCTTGGGAAAATTCAATTTCCTGAATATTCATTGTTAATCACTCCACCAGTTTCAGTAAACTCCAGTTGGGCAATAGAAAGGAAACACAATGTCCAAGAAGAACCTAATCAGTGAGGCTCTCGCCAAGTCTGTCCATGCAGAGTTGTGGGAGAAGGCAGAGAAAGAGTATGGGCAAGCCACAAGCGTTCCCAAGGAAGTAGTGGCTGATATCGGCGAAAGAGTCCGCAGTGCCTATGTGCTTGCTATCTGGAATCGAGACGGAGCTACTGGTAATCCGGCGAAGTTCCTACGCTCCTATTCAGTTTCCGAGAATGTAATTGCCGACATGGTGAGCAGCTACTGCGGAATTGAAGTCACAGAAGAAGAAGTCTCAATGAAGACTGAGCGACGTGCAGATAAGCACCAGTCGTTTCTTGACTGGTCAAAAGACCACCTATTTGAGCAGTACACCACCGATCAGTTGATGGAAGTTTCAGGGTTCTCCTACCCCACCACCCTGAAGATTCTCCAAGAATCCCCGAACTTCCGGAAGGTGAAGAAGGGGCTATGGGAAGTCAGGGACCCCAAGGCTGATAGGGAAGCAGAGGTGGGCTGAACCGGAAATTGTTATCCACTCCACCACCTAGGTAAAGTCCAGATTGCCATTACAACTACTACAGAAAGGGACGAAAATGGCTACACAAACAACAACAACACTGCCGGCTTGCTGGCAGACACTCCAAGACTGCCTAGACGCAGGTATTGACAGAATCATCTTGTTCGGACCGTCAGGTATCGGCAAGACCCATGCCGGTCTAAACATGGGCGACACAACTGGCGGTGCCTACCGTCTTGTCTGCACCGAAGACATGACCAACATGGATGTGACTGGTGCATTCATGCCTGACGGAAGCGGTCGCTTCTCTTGGGTCAATGGTTCTGCTCTCAAAGCATGGGAAGGCAACGGTGTCAACGGTGGTCGTCTCATTGTTGATGAGATTGACAAGGCATCGGGCGATGTGTTCGCAACACTTCTCGCCATGCTTGATTCACCTGAATCTGCATCTTGGGAAAATCCGGAGACTGGTCGTGTGCATCGCCCACGCCAAGGGTTCTCCGCAATCATGACCACGAACTTGGAAGACATGGCTGACTTGCCAACTGCACTTGCAGACCGTTTCCCAATTCGTATCCGAATCAACGAGCCACACCCTGATGCTCTTCTCGTTCTGTCTCCTGACTTGCGCAACTATGCAGTGCGCATGGCTGATGCAGGCGAGCGTCGCATCTCTCTCCGAGCATTCATGGCATTTGACAAACTGCGTCAACAACTTGGTGATGAGCGTTCTGCTTCAATCACTTTCGGTGTTCGTGCAGAATCAATCCTTGATGCAATTGCAGTGGACAAGGTGAAGTGATGCACACCATTGAACAACGAATCGCAGAACCGGAGTGGTTGGGTCGTAATGACTCAACCACAGGTTCTTGGACAATCAACGAATGTAATCCTCGTCGTGGTGAACCGTTTACTGCAATTGCAGAGAGGGTCATGCGTATTCCTACGCATAACACCGAACTTGCAAGGGTCATTCGTGCGCACGAAATGATGCACGCCAAAGTTTCTCCGGTTGATTCATTCCCCAAATGGATTGAGCGTGGAATCGCAAGCGAGCAAGCAATGGTTGTCACTGAAGAACTGCGAGTGAACTTTCTTTGCCAACAAGCAGGGTTTGATGTGAAGTCTCATCTTGCTGACGGTGGAGAAGTCGCTGACGGTGAACGAGTGAGTGCCACGAACGATTGGCAAGGCGCAGTGCATATGGCAATTGCAACGGCAGGAACAGCATCTAACAAGTTGTTCCTGAACGGTGTGCGTCGTCACAATCGCAAGTGGGGCGAGATTCTTGCCGATATCTCAAAGCGAGCAGTCAAGGAAATGCAAAAGGCATACAAAACCAAAACGCTCACAAGTACGGATATTGACAAACTCACGCAACTCTTTCCCTACGGTTTCTCTCACACCGAAAGAATCGCAGAATGGGTTGACCGTCTTGCTTCAATCTCACCGGAAGAACTTTCCGATGAAGACGGCGAATCTGAAGAAGAGACTGAATCGGAATCAAACGAATCAGAATCTCCGGAAGAATCAAAACCGAAAAAAGCAGTTCACTCCAATCGTGGTCGTGGTCGCCCCAAGGCAGGTGACGGCAAGAGATTGACCGGAATCACGCCAAGCGATTCTCACGCAAGGATTCCACAGTGGGGAGAGTTGAAAATCGGTCACCTACCGATGCCGATTCAAACCAAGGGAAACATTGGCAAGCGTCGCACTGCATCTAATGTCGGTCGTTCTCCTAGGAGATTGCATCGCATGATGACAGACCCACAAATGCGAATCTTTGACAAGGTGTCAAGAGGCATGGGTGGAGTTGTAGTGATTGACGCAAGTGGTTCAATGAACTTCACTCACGAACAAATCCGCAGGATTGTTGAAAATGCTCCTGGAGCAACGGTGCTGTCATATTCCGAAACCGGAAGAACTGAAAGCAACGCTTACATTCTTGCTGACAAGGGTCGTATGGTGAAAGAACTGCCAACACAGAATGCCGGCAACGGTGTTGACTTCCCTGCGATTGAGTGGGCAGTCAAGAATCGTCAACGCTCATCGTCTCCTATCATTTGGGTTACAGACGGTGGAGTGTGCGGTACTGGTGCTGGATACTCCGACATTCTCGCCATGCAGTGCATAAAGTTCTGCAAAAAGCACAACATCATTGTTCTGCCCTATGTGGAAGAAGCGATTGCTGAACTCACAAAAATGCGCAACGGTGGCAAGGGTACTTCCAAGTATCCGGAAATGCTGAAAATGGCATGGCGAAATACAATGGGAACAGAACTCACTAACTAGTGAGCAAGAGGTAAGTCCCCCTAGGTTCAGGAACGTCCTAGGGGGACAACCACCCCACTAGCGTGGGGAGTATCTACCCTTTCTGACTCCCCACGCTGGTGTCGGGGGACACTCAACTACTAAAGATTGGAAATCAAAATGAGCGAAGTACTCAAGGCGGCCAACAAGCCTGAGATCGAGAACTACAAAGACGAACTTTACGAAGCCTTACAACAGTGCATTCACTACTACAAGGGTATGCAGGAAGTACTGGCTAAGGATGAGTACGGCAAATGGGAAGCATTCAATGACATGACAACACTCATGTCATCTGAGTGGGGCGACATTGTCTCCATCTTGAAAGACCTTGTGCTCGTGTCGTTTGACTAAGACCAGAATTGTCTGGGGTGAGTCTGTGAAATTCTCATTTTTCTGATTAGTGAACTCCATAGCTTGCCGATCAAAAATCAGAAATTGCAGAATTCTAGGAATTATCCCCTAGCTGCTCGATCCCACGTGCGCACGAATTGCACGATTATGGAAATAAAGAAGCACTGAAACCATGAAAGATTCCATGACAGTGCGTCAGCAGATTCCAAGATAGTTATGACAGAATAAGCAGCTGTTGCGTATAAAGCGGATGACAGCAATACACCTAGGATGCCACCAAGCATGACCAAAACCATAAACTTGGATAACGCCTCAGCCTCATCGGCATCATCACTGATGTCGGGGGGCGGAAGAAGTCTCTCCTCTTTACGCATTACTCTTTTTGACAATCTGATGGACTCTCTGACGAGAAAGGTCAAATCTGTCTGCAATCTGGCGGAGCGAGTGTCCGGCGTCACGCAATTGACGAATCTCAATGTTTCTGTTTCTGTCCGTCGGCGGACCCGGGTTCAGCGGACCCCAACTCCATCCATTGACAGAATTAAGTTCCTGAATGCGTGCGTCTACAAGTTGTCCCTTGCGATAACGCTGACGTGTGTAACCAACCCACGCACCAAGGCTAATTTCAGCCCCATCAACAATCTCAATGTGAACAGCCGGCACTCTGCAGTGTCCTGTTCTCTCAGAGAATTGTCTAAGAGCTCTTACGTAAAGGGTGAATCTTGTTGTGTTGTCCATAATCGAGATAGTAATACAAGATTTTTTTCTGGCGCGTATCACCTATTTTCAGTATTTACTGATTTTCAAAGAAAGGATTGTTATGTCCGGCGAGACATCTAACAACGACTATCCTGTCCGCAGGGCATTCTGCACGAATGGTCTATCTATTGGTCCGGAAGGGGGCTCCATGGGCAAGCGGAATGAAGACCCAAATGATGAGCCACTAGAACGGTCGTTTGATATGGGCGACAACGGGGCTCTGGAGGAGGCCTTGGAGGAGCTGGGTCTCATCAACAAAGACCTCGCTGAGGTCATGCGAGAAGAACTACAAGAGGCTATTGAAGATAAAGACCATTCCGTGGTCATGGTCGGCACTGACGGGGATGTCACGGTAACCATCATCCACGTCCCCAAGTCTTCTCTTGATAACCGGATAGGACCGGTGATTCTGCCGACAACCAACCGGTATCGAGTCACAGCTGCCATCTCGCAAGAAATGGTTTTTAAAAAAATCGCCGAATGTGAGCGGGTGGTTGACCCGCTGATCGCTCAGAGAATGTGGGAAAACTTTCTCGAGAAACAATTTGAAAGAGTGATTAAAAAGTTGGAATTAGAAGGGATCCAGGTAATATCCGATGTCATCTTTGATGAAGATTAATACGACGGTGGTGGAAGACATCATGAATGACTCTCCTAAGAGCTGGAACTCTGCGGCCCTCCAAGCGGTAACCGCAATTATTGCCCTGAATTACACGGTGGCAAACAAGCTTCAGGATATGCGCAAACATCTAGACATGATGATTACCCAGGGCATGCGGCCAGGAGCTGATAATAATTCTGATGTTTCCCAGTTTTACGATTTCTGGCGGATCCTCGGAGCTATGACCCGCAGCTCTGCAGAATCTCTAAATATTGGTTTTTTCGGAAACCTCGATGGCAGCAACTTGATAACGGAAATAACTCAAATTTTAATTAAGAAGCAAACCGACTACGGCCACGACAATATTTCCAGATTTGGACGTATTGGGCTCCTCGTGCGGGTACACGACAAAGTAGCAAGATTGGAAAATCTCACCGCACGCAACCTCAACCCAGCGAATGAATCGCTCTCTGATAATTACATTGATGTAATTGGGTACTCAGCAATCGGGATGATGGTGGAGTCCGGGACCTTCGGTCTCGAGCTCGAGAAATAAATCTGAAAAAGCCGAGAAATCTGAATAGCTAAGCAGCAGCTGGCTGAGCAAAAAAGTCCCTCCCCTGGGGAGCGGAAAAGTTGCGCCACCTACAAACCCAACACTCTTGCTCAACCCAGGGGGAGACCCTAGTGACGCCACGCAGGAGGGGAAAGGGCCCTACTTCGTAGCCCCGATAACATAGCATAGGGCGGGGCTCCGGCGAAGCAACTCCAGATAGATTTATCCAAACACCATCGAGGATTCTGTGATTTCGGAATTTCTCGATATTTTTCCCAGTTCTACTTGCACGGTGGTGGATGACCTGATATCTTCTTCTCGCATCAGCTCCGGCTGGGAAATAGTGACGTCACGAACTGCAAGCTCTACTTCAAAGACCCCTGAAATTCAGAAGGTCTAGTTTGGGTTGAGCCACAGTTGATTTGAGTTTTATCAAAGGTTCCCCCGGACCCCCTCCAAAGTCTTAATCACAGCTTTTCTGTTTATGGTTTTGTATAGGGATCATTACAATCAAAAATGATTTCAAGAAATTTTTTCCGGAATCTGGTGTTGACTTTTTCTTGAGACTTTGATATCGCGGGATAATTCTGTTTTTTCTCGATTTATCACTTTTAAGCAGCTCGAAAAATTTTGCCGCGCGTCGAGTATTTTCTGCAGCTAGCTCGTATACTGAAAGCATGCCTGGTGGACGCCCTAAGGGTTCCGTAACTAAAGCTACGCAAGAGAAGCTTGATAACAGTGCGACCGTGGCGGATGACCTCATTGAGGATGTCTTCAACCACTGGATTGATGCCATGGGGAAGAACCCCAAGAGAGTTGCTCTAGATGAAAAGCGCCGGCGAAATATTGGCAATGCCATCAGCTTCTACGGGGTAGAGACCTGTAAAGACGCAATTGATGGCTGCCTCCTCTCGGACTTCCATATGGGCCGCAATAGGCAAAATAAGAAATATAACGATATTGAGCTGATCCTCAGAGACGCCGAACATATTGAGCGTTTCCTTTCTTACCTAGGTGATGAATGATCAGGATCCCAGTTTCTCTCAAAATAATAAAAAAGGAGAATTAATGAAAAGCAGCGGGAATCGCCCGGAGCTCGGCGAAGTAGAACTTGACAAGGTTCTGCAGGCTAAACGAGTCCAGGTACTGGACGAGAAAGTCGCATTTCTCAAAAAAGAAGTGATTGCACGGGCCCTCATCCATAAGGGCATCACTGTGTGGGAAGGAATCCCGGAGCACATTATTGAGGAGCTCTCTCGATCTGGTTACCAAATCAGAAAAACGAAGAAATTGAAGAAGAAGATCAAAGCTGCACGGGCCGAGGAGGCAAAAAGTGATCAATCTTAAAACCAGAACTGCCAATTTTGACGATACTGCCCTCGGGCGGATGGTATGGGCCAGCAAGTACAAAACGATTTTCCGAGAAGACGGAAATATAGAAAAAATAGTTTTCCGTCGTAAACCTCACGAGCTACTGGGCTGGGGGATCTCGATCCTGGATAATCTCTATTACCCAATTATCTGGGATGACAAGCGCGGCCTGACGTTGCTTGACCGGTCCACCCAGTACCAAGAGCCATTCTTTGATGATGAGACGGGCACCTGGTGGGATATGAATGCAGCTTCGTTTCTCATAGTCGGTATTAGTACTAAAAGGCCATCTAGGCGGGCATGGAAAGAAGCCGAAGCAGCACTAGTCTCGAGAGCGATGTTCATCCACTCGCCGGAAACCTCCTACGCCGATCACATATTGTCGGAAATAGAGAATAACCACTGGCTAGATGCCCAGATGGAGTCCAACCAGCACGACGGTGGTGGAAGAGAATGATATTTCCGGACTGGAAAAGAAAAATCGCAGAACGACGGGAAATCTGGAATTCTGATCCGGCCCTCAGCTGGGATCCTCAAAAGGAAAATTCAGAAGATTTCTATTTCGTTGATCTGTATGCGGGCCGAGGTAACAGGATCCACGTGGCCCGCAATTATCAAGAAACTGCGATTATTTTGACTGCTGCCATCGAGACCATCCTGGCCGGCAATAAAAATCAGGATTTTCAGGAAGAGGATGTTTTAATCGAGCTTTTTGAAATGAGTCCTGATGCCCTGGCACGCAGAGCTCTTGACTGCTTAATGGAAATATTGGAATATAGGCCCTCGTGACAAATCAAGAACTTCGTGAATTCGTCAACATCGCCTATGCGACCTTCAACGTACAGCTGAACATCGCCGACCGGGAGAATGTCTATGAAGCATGGTGGAACCTGTTGGCGGACCTGGATGTCGCCGAGACAAAGGCCGCCTTTTCAGAAATCGCCATTTACTCAGAATTCCTACCGAGACCCGGGGCTGTGCGCCGCAAAGTCATAGAAAAGAGAATCGGCGAGGATGAATGGCCAGAAGCCCTAGAAGCATGGGGAATGCTCCAACAGATGCGAAGAGCTACAGAGACAGGTAACCAGTACGGTGGTGGAAGACCACTCCCCCTATTGGAAACAATCAAGGAACTTGGCTCTACTGCAGTGAACCTCCATACCAACGGAGATAGGGAAACTTTTGTAAGGGTATATAACCGGGTACTACAAAAGTTGGAACTAGAAAGATACAAAATAAATATCCCAACTACGGTGGTGTATGAACGTATGGGTACAAGAAGACCCAAACAAAGTTAGGGTAATAAAGTGACGCCTAAAGAATTAAAAACTTTAATTGGGGAATTTGATTTTGCTAATTCTCATTCGGATATTTCTTGTGAGAGTTGCTTTTATTTCAAGCAAACACATAGACCCGATGGAGTAGAGAGAGCAACAGGTGAATGCCGGCGGTATGCCCCTGAACCAATGCTGCTATCTGCAAACCACGATAGGGGTATTAGTATTGTGGCTATGTGGCCAGAGGTCTCTTTTACTGATTACTGCGGGGAATGGAAGAGCCGATGAGTCTTTTTGAATTAGCTTTCTACTTCTTCACATCTTGCATCATCTTCGCAATCTCGTTTTCTAAACTGTCAACAATTACAAAGATACTTTTAATATGCCTTCTAATCGCTTTAATCCGTACGACGGTGGAGTAAGACAACAATGAAAAGAAACCCAGGGCGTCCAGTAGTGATGCCAACCAAGCCAATCACCACAATCACTTTGCGGGTGACCAAAGAGTTCAAGGAACAGCTGATCAGACAGGCTGAAGCAGTAGACCTGACACTAACTGACTACCTGACTTCGCTGGTTGAGCGAGACGGTGCGTAAATACGAGAAGTCTCGATTCCCTGAACGGTGGTCGGATATCCACATACGTCTCAAGGGACGATTGAAGAACGAGTTCATTGACTATGCCAGGGAGAAGGGCATCTCGGTCAACGAGCTGATTCTGTTTGCTACCCGGGAATTCATCAAAGCTGAGAAAAACATCCCCCCAGCTGGCAGTGCGCAGTTCTCTATCCCCACCACAGAAGAAGTAGTAGCTGCCTATGTACGAGGCGAAACAATCCTTCAGCCATGCGGACAGAAAGAATGTGACCAGAAAGTCACCTACATGGACTCTATGGAGTTCTGCGATACGTGCAATCTGCGTATTCGCTAGCTCGGATACAGCCAGTCAACGACCTTCTTGAACGACCATCCGATCAGAAACCCCAATGAGAAGTACCCAAAAGACCGCATTTCATTCCCCCCACATCTGAGCAAGCGTCGGCCTAGTCGGCTTTATCTTCCTCTTCCTCTGTTCTGCAGCTAGTTGCCTACTGGTCAATCCAGCCCACACCCCATGCATATCAGCAGGCGGAAACTCGAGTGCATACTCCAAGCATTGCTTCTTGACAGTACACCCAGAGCAAATCCTTCGTGCCTCTGCAATATAAGTAATATCCTTATGTTCTTTGGGAAACATAAGATGGGTCAATCCTTTGCATGCAGATTGTTTAAACCAGTCTTTTCTGCCAATATACAACCCGTCAAGTGGTTGTGAACTTTTATTAGTGTCTTTTTGTTTGCCCATTAAAGTATGCCTTTATTATGAACGGGAACAATACTTAACCACAAAATGATTACCCACGTAGATATCACTTTTGTTGTTCCCCTATAGCAAACCCCATCAGAGATACTCTTTCCCCATGAGCAAGGTAATTGGTTCTGGTCCTGGGTGTCCTTGCAATACTCCACCAAATCAGGCAACATGTGAGCCATATGATGACGAGGACGACTGATATGAGCGATCTAGAGAACTACGCCAAATGGTTCAGAATAAACGGCTTTAGCTTTAGCCTTGAGTTCTCCAATGGGGAATGGCTATGCCTAGCCTGGGATAGTACGAAAGATATTTCAGAAGATGTCAATCTTTTGGCTTCTTTTCCCTATGACAATCCTGAAGAAGCTGTTATAGATTGCTTTAAGCTTGCTCACCAGTCCCAGAGAGAGTTCTAGTCTTTGTTCTCTCCTTAGAGGGAGAGTTATATGTGTCTCTCTATGTGTATGAGACCTACACTGCCCGCAGGAACGGGATTTTCTAGATAGCGGCCGTTTTTTCTTGGGCTATTCAGGCTTGCGGGGGGCTTCCTGGGTGAAGGTCTGGAATGGGTGTCCGGTATAGGGGTCGTACTTGGCAGCCACAGCGATAGCCTTCTGGCATGCTGTCTTGGCTTGGGAAATGGTTAGTTTCTTGCCACCCGTTAGAACATGGAGGGCTCCTAGGGCATAGGACGAACCCGTTCCTGTTGCGTAAATCCCAGAGGCTTCTGACATCCAGGCGTAATCGCCTTCAATCATGTAAATCGTGGCGTTAACTACTGCCAGGATGGTTGAGCCTTGTTCGGCTATATGGTCAGAAGAGTCTTTCTCTGGTCTTGCATATCCTGCGCCTTCAAAGCATTCCCTTAGAGCTGGCATGAACTTTTGAGTCATGAAAGCGTCTAATTTGCGGCCCTTTGTATTCGGGGTTGGTGCAGGTGGGTTAAAGGCGTGATGCAGGATATTGATAGCCCGCATATCGCCGGCAGCTCCGAGCAGATATTTGCCATTTTGGCCAATTTTCGTACACCCTGATCCCAGGGTAGACATCTGGTACGCCTGTCCAGAATCCTCAAAGGAGGTAATACGAGTATCTACGGTTACTACCGCATACCCATCTCCCTGGATTCCGACAATCGTAGTCATTTCTATGCCTTGTACTCTTTGCCTCTGAACATGCACCAACCGTTGTATATCGGTGCCACTTCGTAGGAAAACTTATGCTCTCCCTTGTCTTCGTAGTGGACTACCCCAATACCCTGTTGCCAGTTCTCATGGCGGGTAAGTGGTCGTCCGTCAAGGTCTACGCCACCCTTTGTGCTAGGAATAGCCCCATCAATTCGTGCCAGACAGCCCGGGCTAGCAGCCATGATAGTTCTCGGACCATCAAAGTCTTCTCTAGTCTTGAAAGCTGTCTCAATACGATGGATGTGTCCGTATATCACTGAAGTTTTTTCGGCGTTAAGATAGACATGAGCAGTAGAACCAGAGGACTTGACGCGATCACCATGAATGATTCTGAGCTTCTTATTAATCCAGAAATCGGCGGCCGGATAGCCTGGCTTGTACTCCACGCCGAATTCGTCCATACGGCAGAGATATGGAACAGACAAGACGGGCCAAGAGTCTGGGGCATTCCCCTTACGGAGACCGTAAGCAGCCACAGCATTGTTAACTAGATACTTGGGCATACGCTCTTCGTGGTTGCCGGCTAGCCATACAATTTTTGAATGCGGCGCTGCGTCTCGCATCTGGGCGCAGAACATCGTCGCCCGGTCTATGGAAGCCTGAGTTGTCTGAGCGTAGGCTGGATAAGTGATGTACTTACCCATCTCTGGGAGGTCTAGGTTGTCTCCCACGCAGACGATTAGTTCTGGCTGGATATCCTTGACCATCGCCAAAAGGATAGAAATAGCCTTCTCGTCGTGGGTTGGCTCCATCTGACCGTCAAAATTACGGTAGAAACCGAATTGTATATCAGGCACTATCACGCATGTTTTGAAGGTGGTCGGTGCCTTTGATTTTGTCGTTGTCTTTTGTAGTTGTACGGGCTTCCCCTGCTGGACTACAGGCCACTCTGGACCAGACTCCCAAGACGGCGAAAACTGAATAGCGGCAAGGTCTTGAACCTCTGCTTCGCCAAGGTCGTTCTTGATAACTGACTGATAGAGCGAGATTCTCTTGATATCCCCGATCTCGGCAATATCAATATTCTTCTTTTCCAGCATTTCTGCCAGAGCTCCAAGGATTTTCTTTTTATCCTCTGTTTTCTTTGTTTCTTTAGAAATTGTCGCTAGAGTACTTGACAACTTACTTGTGGATTTCTTAGATGACGACATTTCTATTTTTTCTCCTCAATCTTGTTAACACAGGAATCAATGACTTGCCTCACACAGCAGTCCTTGGACATCTCCTTGAAGCACTCTCGCTTCTGCCCGAGGAACTCCCTGCCAACCTGGATTCCATTGGCATTGAGGGCGCGGGTGATATCAGTAGTCTTGGCATTGCTTGCCATAGCCTCTACAAAGGAAAGCTTTGTTTCCTCGTCAAGAGACGACATAATCTCTGATATTTTGCACTCTTTTTTCTTATTGCTATTTTCTATAGCAACTCTCAAAGCATCCTTCAGCATGAAGCTCCCTCCTGCATCTTCTGATTTAGTGACCGCATTGGTCACGACATAGGTGACATCAGCAATACTACATCACACCGACATCTCTGTGTAGTATGACCTCCGTGCGGAGCGACAAATCTGAGTCTGTCAAAAAGGCACTTGAGGAAGCACTGAAGGCCTCAGGCAATGCCGACGCAGATCAGTATGTCCAGAAGGTTCTTGAAGTACTTGATAATGAAAAGGTATTCAGGTACCACAACGAAAATACAGTAAATCTGCTCTCAACTGCAGGCAGGGTTCTAGTCGCAATCCTTGAAGACCCAACAATGACCCAGCGGGCAATAGCCGTCTACCTCAATCTGAGCGAGACAATGATTGATAGAACGATCAAAACCCTTACCGAAAAAGGGCTCATTACAAAGACAAAATTACAAAGACAAAATGTCTACAAGGTAAATATTGAAGAGATAAAAAATCACCCTGATATACGTCACTTTTCTGGTGTTATACAGGTGATTTCAGAAAAGAAGAACGCCAAAACTGTCACAAAGAATCTTGACGAGGAACCGTTCTAATTCCCAACTTTGCCAATATGATTCCGGCAAATGTTAAACATCAACTCACCAATTAAAGAATCATCCTCAAGCCACTATGTACTCAAGTATGTGAAGTTCAAAGGTGGCGTTGCAGATGTAACGAAAGCCTCAAACCTGTTTACAGGTAGGATTGCTGATAAAAGCAAAGCCAGAAGGTCTGCTCGGGTACTAGAGCGTTACGGATACCTGAAGCAAGTTGACGGAGATATCTACAAACTGACACACTCTGGCCTTTCTTTAATTAGAGCTTTTGGTCGGAGGAATCAGACGCCTCCGGGAGACCAAGACTAACAAGCCACGCACTGAATACATCATCGGTGACTGGCATAAACCAGACTTGGCAGGCCTCAATGTCTCTACGCTCACCCTGAAGCGTCCAGCAGATTTTTATCTTCTCTTCTGGGGCACAGGAGCCAACATTGCACTCAAGGCCGTATCTCATTAGGAACCAGTCAACCAAGCATCCATAGCTTTGATCTTGACATGCGCCTTCTGGATTGCCTGAATGCGGGCAGAACACCTCTAATACAGAAATCTCAGATTTAATGATTCTGAGCGTTATCTCGTGGCCATCGTTATGCCACATCAGTTCTTCAAGTGCCACGAAATGACCCTAGCAGGTTTCAGATAAATTTGAAAAAATAAGCCAATCCCTTTACAGGGCCATTGGCCTGCCACCAAGGTAGCACTAATTAGTTTTCAATAGTGGCAGTTTCTTCTGCTATGGATGCTTTCTTGCCACGTGCTCGATTGACCATCGCTTCTTTGCGCTTTTCAACCTCTTCGTCACTCACTTCTGTTTTCTTATCAAATCGTTGGAAAACATTATTAACCTCAGAGAGTGTCAATTTTCCGTCATCCAGGAAAGCTCGAGATAGACCTTCTACAACAGTGGCCACTCCTGCTATGCCAGCCATGAAGCACGCCTTCCACAGTGGCACATCAGCTATTGCTCCAGCGCCGATGACGCTTAGACCGGATGCGGCAAATGTGGCAAGTATGCGCATCAATATGTTTCCAAGAAGTTGACGCTTCATTTTGACTCCTTTGAGACCCTCAGTAGTACTAGTCCGATCATCAACATTGAAATAGAGAAGAAGTAGATAAACATCGGTCTAAATGCACCCAGCGACAGTCCAGTTTGTGGCAATTCGCCATGAGAGTGGGTACTGTGATCGTGAACCGTTGTTGTGGTTGACTCTATTGGTACAACAATCATTGGAACTGTTGTTGTTTGTTCAACTGTTGTAGTGGTTTCCTGCACCGTTGTTGTTGGAATTTGTGTTGTAGTTGGAGCGACAGTCGTAGTTGGAGCAGCTGTAGTTGTTGGGGCAGGACTCCATGTAACCGTTGTTGAAACAGTCTTAACAACCCCATTTACAGTTGCTGTTGCTGTGTAGACATTGGTTCCAGTTGATGAAGTATTTACAGTTATTGTCGCTATTCCAGAGGAATTTGTCGTTGCTGTAAATGTCTGACCAGCATCTGGACCGCTACTTACGGTCATGGATACTGTCACTCCAGCCTGGGGTACTCCAGCAATAGTCTGTGCTGTAGCAGTTATTACTAGTGGAGTTCCGGCAGATGGGTTTGTTGGCGAAATTGATAATGTGAAAGAGCTTGGTAGGGAAACAGATCCACCACCAATTGAAACCGCTTTTCTGGTGCTACCGGTTGGATATGGATAATCAACAAGTGTCTTTAGTGTTCCAACATTTCCAGTGAAGTAACCGTGCCAGCAAGCTGCAACCATCGTATTTGTGAGCCCAAAGTCTGCTGTACCGGCTGCTGTTGCGTCCGGTCCACCATTGCAACCACCATTATTGAATGTTGCGCTTGGGAGAAGAGCGGTCAACCAGCCGTATGTGTTGTAGTTAGCAAAGAGCCCACCGCCAGAATTGACAAAGTCTGCAATTTTTTCGGCATTAGTAGTGAACTTGGCACTTACTGCTGAACTTCTTCCCCAGTCATCTGGAATCCATAGCATTCTTGGAGGAGCTGATGTTATTGAAGTTGTTCCAGTGCCAAAAAATGTATCAAGTTCTGCTTCGGTAGTAACAAACTGTACAGTTGGCTGAACCGTAAATGGAGTCAAAAATTTTGTAGATAGAAGCGTTGTCCATGAACCACCACATCCACCAGCGCTTGATTGGTTTGCAATTCCAAGAATTGCAATTTTTCCACTATTGCCAGGCATTGCTGATTGGTCATAAACACTTTTAACTACT